TGTCATTGCAGATACAAATGCTTATACAAAATCGCAAGCGTTTTTAGAGCAAAAAAGTAAAAAATTAGCAATACCTCAAGATGTCATTGTTAGGCAATTCACAGCTTTAACTGCTTCTGTTAAAGGTGCAGGACATAGCGTAGAAGATGCACAAAAGGTATTTGAATCTATTGCTTCTGGTATTAGAGGTACAGGTGGAAGCTTAGAAGATATGAAAGCAGCGATGACTGCTACTGCCCAAGTCTTCAGTAAAGGGAAGGTCTCAGCCGAAGAGCTTCGTCAACAACTGGGCGAGCGTCTGCCCGGGGCTTTTACCATTTTTGCTGAGTCGATGGGCAAGACTCCTGCTGAATTAGACAAGGCGTTAGAGCAAGGGCAGGTAACTTTGCAAGACTTTATGAATTTCTCAGAAACCTTATTTAAAAAATATGGTAAAAATGCAGAAATATTAGCAGCAGGGCCAGAAGCAGCAGGAGATAGATTAGCTGCTTCTATGAGTGAATTGAAAGATAATATTGGTAAGTTACTTACACCTATAGGAGCAGGTTTTCAAGATACTTTTAAAGATATTGTTGATGCGATTAATCCAGCTATAAAAAAATTGGTTGAGTTTCAAAATAAATTAAAAATTGGTAAGTTAGATGATGAGATGAAGCGATTGCAATCAATTATTGATTCAGGTCGTATAAGGACTGGTGGGCCTTTTAATAGAAGAACAGTTGATCTAAATAGGAATTTTGATATAACAAAAGGCCCGTTAAAAACACCATTAATGTTATTAGAAGAACGATTAAATGGATTAAAGAAAGAGAAAAAACTTTTATTAGGTATTGAAGATGAAACTAATAATGTTGCTAATGCTCAAAGCGATGTAAATAAAAAGCTTCGAGTAACAACAGAATTAACTAAAAAAGTAGGTGAAACAATTAGGGCTGGAATTGTAGATACAATTGAAAGTGCGATAACAGGTGCTAAATCATTAAACGAAGTCCTTAATGGTGTGCTTCGCTCTATTGGAAGGATGTATTTACAAGCTGCTGTAAATCAGATTCCTTTGCCTGGATTAAACGCTAAAGGTAATGTTTACGCTCAAAACGGAATCGTACCTTTCGCAAAAGGTGGCATTGTTTCTCAACCTACGATTTTCCCCTTTAAAAATGGCATTGGCCTGATGGGTGAGGCAGGGCCAGAAGCAATTATGCCCCTTCGTAGAGGCACAGGTGGTCGTTTAGGTGTTGAAGCCTCTGGTGCAGGTGTTGGTAATATTGTGGTCAATGTAGACGCTTCTGGCTCCTCTGTTGAAGGTGATTCAGGGCAAGCAGAAGCATTAGGATCTATCTTAGGAGCAGCAATTCAAGCTGAAATTGTAAATCAGCAACGACCTGGAGGACTTCTAGCATAATGGCAACTTTTCCTTCGATTGATCCAGTCTACGGGTTTCAAAAAAGATCAAAACCTGTTCAACGCACAGTTCGTTTTGCTGATGGGTATGAACATCGAATTTTATTCGGCTTGGATGCACATACGAATCCAAAAGTTTATTCTTTAAAATTTGACGTTACTGAAACAGATTCAGACACCATAGAAACATTTTTAGATGCAAGAGCTTTAGATCAAGCAAGTTTTGATTGGACTCCTCATGGTGAAAGTTCATCTTCTAAATACGTTTGCGATTCATGGAATAAATCAATCCCATATTTAGATAGAGCGATTATTACAGCAACATTTAGGGAAGTATTTGAGCCATGAGTCTAGATCCAATTATTAGTGATCTACAGAAGACTAATCCTTCTGCAATTATTGAATTATTTGAACTTGAATTAGATTCAACATTGCATGGTAGTCAAACAACCATGACATATAGATTTCATGCAGGTAGTAATTTAGATTTGAATGGAAAAGTTGTTTGGCAAAGTAATGAGTACTTACGTTACCCAGTAGAAGCAAGTGGTTTTGCTTTCCAAAAAGGGCAACTTCCCAGACCACAAATAACGATTAGCAATGCTTTATCTTTGATTAGTGCTGTAATGTTAGAGGTTAATTTAATAACAGCAGGTAATGATTTAACGGGTGCAAAAGTAACAAGAATTAGAACATTAGCTAAATTCTTAGATGAAACTAACTTTGCATCTAACGGACTTTTTGTTCAAGAAAATTCAACAGATTATATTGCTTTAGAAGATAGTGATTTATTTGCACAAGAATCTGTTAGTCCTGGTACTGCTGCTAACAATGAATTTCCTAGAGAAATATATTATATAGATAGAAAAGTTACTGAGAATAGAAATGTTGTTACTTTTGAGCTTGCTAGTGTTAGTGATTTGGCAGGAATTAGATTACCTAAAAGACAATGCACAAGGGATATATTCCCTTCTATTGGTACATTTATTTAATGGCTTGGAAAGAAAAAGCATTAGAACATGCAAAAGAAGAAGAGCCGAAAGAATCTGTTGGCTTGTTATTAAATATTAAAGGTAAAAAAGTTTATTATCCTTGTCGTAATTTATCAACTTATTCTCATCAATGTTTTATTTTAGACCCAGAAGATTATGTTAAAGCAGATGGTTTAGGTCAAATCGTTAGCGTTATACATTCGCATCCAATAACGCCAGCAGTAGCAAGTGAAGCAGATAAAGTTAGTTGTGAAGCAGGTAGTTTGCCTTGGCATATTGTTAATCCAAAGACAGAACAATGGGGATATTACGAACCAACAGGATACAAGCCAGCGTTAAAGGGTAGACCGTGGTGTTGGGGCGTTACTGATTGTTGGAGTTTGGTGAGAGATTGGTATCGAGAAGAGAAAGGGATTGAACTGATGGATTGGGAGCGACCTGTTACACCTGAAGAATTTTTAGAAAAACCAATGTTTGAAGATTGTGCAGAAGCAACAGGTTTTAGGTTGTTAGAGCCTAAAGAGAAATTAGAAAATGGTGATTTATTGTTTATGTCAATTATGGGTAAAGGATTGAATCATGTTGCGATCTTTTTAAATGGGGAAGTTTTACATCATTTAGCAGATCGCTTAAGTTGTCAGGAACCTTATTCTGAATGGTTGCTAAAATGTACGGGAGGTAGGTATCGCTATGTTGAAAACAATTAAATTGTATGGTGATCTAAGAGAGATCACAGGACATAGCGAATTAGATGCTCATGTAAATAGTGTTGGAGATTGTATTAGATTTTTATTGATGAATTGGCCTCAATTAGAGCGTCACATGAATGAAAGATATTATCAAGTTTTAACAGATGGAAATGAAATGGGAGAAGAAGAAATTCATTACCCAGTAGCAGAAGAAATCAAGATTGTTCCTGTGATTGCTGGTGCTGGTGGAGGTGCAGGAAAGATGCTTGCTGGTGCTGCTTTGATTGGATTAGCGATTGCATTTGCTCCTGCTGCGGCTGCGGGTGGTGGTTTCTTGACGGCTGGTGCTGCTGGTACAACTATGGGTGCAATGGGTATAACAACTATGGTCGCTGGAAAGATTGGTATTGGTCTTATGTTGTATGGAGTTTCAGAACTTTTATTCCCTATCCCTAAGCCAGAGAAATTTGAGAATGATCAAGATCCACGAATCTCTTTTGACTTTGGTGGAACGCCAAACACCTCCAGAGCAGGGGTAACGCATCCAATCGTTTATGGAGAAATATTTACAGGCTCTACTGTTATTAGTATGAACTTAACGACTGATCAGGTGACAGCATGACGAAAGTAATACGAGGAGCAGGTGGTGGTGGACAAAAGAGTCCACCTAAACCAACTCGTGCACCTGACACCTTAAATAGTCGTCAGTTTGTAACTCTTCAGGACTTAATCAGTGAAGGGGAAATAGAAGGCTTTGCTACTGCATCCAAAGAAGGAAGAACAAAAGGAACAGCTACATATAATACTGCTGCATTGAAAGATGTTTATTTAGATAACACTCCTATTCTTAATTCTGGTGCAAATTCAGCCAGTCCTCAAACAACAGATTACAACTTTCAAGATGTAACTTTCACCCCTCGTTTTGGAACGTCTGATCAAACACATATCCCTGGGATAGAACAGTCATCAAGCCCTATTTCTGGTTTTCCTAGAGCTTGTACTGTTGCTAATGGTGGTGTCACCCAACAAATCACAACAACCACTGTTGATGCTGTTCGAGTTACAATTAACTTTCCGCAATTGCAGGAAGCAAAAGACAACGGTGATTTATTGGGAGCGAGTGTTCAATTAAAAATACAAATTCAATATAATTCTGGTGGTTATTCTGATGTTATTTCAGATACAATTACAGGTCGCACAAGTGATTCATATTCAAAAGATTACAGAGTAACAATTGATGGTGCTTTTCCTGTTGATATAAAAGTAGTTCGTGTAACTGCTGATAGTACAAGTGCATCTTTACAAAATTCTTTTAATGTCTTGTCAATGCAAGAGTTAATTGATGATCAACAAGCTTATGCTAATAGTGCTTATGCTGCTTTAACTCTTGATAGTAAAATTGTAAGCAATATTCCAAATAGAAAATATAGAATTAGAGGTGTAAAAATAAGGATTCCAGGTGCAGGAGCATCGGGATCAGGAACACCAACTGTTGATAGTTCCACAGGTCGAATTATATACCCAACTGGTTATATATTTAATGGCACAATGGGTGCAGCGCAGTGGTGTTCATGCCCTGCGATGGTACTACTTGATCTACTTACAACCGTTAGATATGGTTTAGGAGATCATATTGCTGATAGTAATTTAGATTTATTTAGTTTTGTCGATGCTTCTAAATTTGCTAATACATTAGTTGATGATGGTTTCGGAGGGCAGGAAGCAAGATTTAGCTGCAATGTAAATATTTTATCTGCAAGTGAAGCGTTTAATTTAATTGAAGAACTTTGTGGAGTGATGAGATGTATGCCTATTTGGAGTGCAGGAACAATAACAATTGCACAAGATAAACCAACTGATGCAAGCTTTTTATTCAGTCTTGCAAATGTAACAGAAGAAGGATTTGATTATTCTGGATCGTCACTTAAAACAAGACATTCTGTAGTAGCTGTTAGTTATTACAATATGGATTCAAGAGAAATAGATTATGAAATTGTAGAAGATAGCACTGCAAAAACTAAACTGGGCGTTGTTAAAAAAGACGTAAAAGCGTTTGCCTGTACTAGTCGTGGTCAAGCCCAAAGATTAGGAAAGGCAATACTTTTTGCGGAGCAAAATGAGTCGGAAGTTGTTACTTTTACCACATCTGTTGATACTGGAGTATCAATCAGACCTGGAGCAGTTATAGATGTAAATGATCCAGTTCGTAGTGGTGCCAGACGGTCTGGGCGTATAAATACTGCAACTACAACTGCAATTACTGTTGATGATACACAAGGCTTATCAACATTTGGCGGTGCAAATCAAAAATGTAGTGTTCAAATGCCTGATAATTCTGTAGAAACAAAAAATGTTTTAAGTGTTACAAGTGGCGTAATTAGTTTAGATTCTGCTTTATCAGAAGTACCAAATGTAAACGCAATATGGTTTTTATTTAGCGATACAATTGAAGCTCAAAAATTTAGAGTAATAACTGTAGAAGAAGCAAATGGGATTAATTATAAAATTACAGCTTTATCTTATAGACCAAATAAATATGCCAATATTGAAGAAGGTTTAGCTTTACCTGCAAGAAATGTATCAATATTAAACGCACCAGCAGAACCTCCAACTTCTGTTGATTTTGAAGAAAAGACTATTACAAGAAATGGTGTTGCTATCTCAAGGTTATTTGTTACTTGGATTCCTGTTAATGGTGTTAATCAATATTTAGTGCAATACAGATTTGAAAATGGAAACTATGAAAGTCAGATTGTTTTTAGACCTGATATTTATATTGATAATAGTGAGGCTGGAGCGTATGAGTTTCAGATATTTTCTTTTAACGCATTATTAGAAGCTTCTCCTACCTCTTTAGATGCAACCTTCAATGCTCAAGGTAAAACAGCTTTACCAGCCGATGTTGCAAATTTAACAGCAGAGCCAGTTGGTGATCATTTAATGAGGTTGAGATGGGACAAATCAACCGATGCTGATGTTTTACATGGAGGAAGAGTTTATGTAAGACACTCTAATAAAACAGATGGATCGGGTACGTTTGCAGGTTCAGTTGATCTCGTAAATGCACTAGCAGGAAACACTTCAGAAGCGACTGTGCCAGCTTTAGAAGGTGAGTACATTTTGAAATTTCAAGATGATGGATTACGTTTTTCAGCAGGGGAAACAAGCATTATCATTGATCTTCCAGATGTAGGGCAAGAATTAGCAGTTTTAACAAAACGGGAAGACTTATTAGGGACACCGTTTAGCGGAAGCAAAACAAATGTCAGTTATTCAAGCGGAGCCTTACAACTAACAGATCCATCAGCAAACCTAACAGGAACTTATGAATTTGCGGATACTTTAGATTTAGGTGGTGTATTTACACTGACCTTAAGAAGACATATTCAAAGTCTTGGTGTTCTGGTTGGTAATAACATTGATTCTTGGGCTGATTTTGATAGTGTCTCGAATTTTGATGGTGATCCAGCTAACGATACTGATTGCCAAGTTTTTGTAAAAACAAGTACAGATGCTTCTAGTTATGGTTCGTTTAATGTTTTTGCTAATGGAGAATTTAAAGCAAGAGCATTTCAATTTAAAGCAAATTTATCTTCAACAAACACAAACCAAAATATTAACTTACAGCAGTTAGGTTACACAGCAATTCTTCCATCTAGAACAGAACAAAGTACAACAACAATTGCATCAGGAACAACTGCGGGAGGAAAAGCAATCACATTTGCCAAACCGTTCTTTGTTGGGACTGCTTCTCTTGGTGGGGCTAATTCTTATTTGCCTTCAATTGGTATTACTGCACAAAACATGGCTACTGGTGACTTCTTTACCATTTCAAGTGTTTCAGGTACAGGTTTTACCGTTAAATTCTTAAATGGTTCAACAGTTCTTGATAGAAATTTCACTTATCAAGCTGTAGGATTCGGTAAAGGGGTATAGAATGAATCAAAACGTAAAAGCCTAGTGTCACAGGTCACGAATTTTACAGTTGATAACGCTGCAGGTAATGTTGTTCGTGCCGACATTAATAGTATTCTTGATGCGATAAAAACAAATAATAGCGGCGGTTCAGATCCTAGTAACCCTGTAAAGTTCATGCTTTACGGAAAATCTAGTGATGACAAATTAAAAGTTTATGACGGGTCAAATTTTAGAGAGATAGGAGATGTAGGAGAAGATAATTTAGGTTTATTGCTTAGATCAGGTGGCACGATGACTGGTGTTATCTTGGCTGATGATGCTTCAGGAGCCAGCACACCAGCATTAGCTTTTGATGGTGATCCAGATACAGGAATATTTAGAAAATCAGCAAATACGATTGGTCTATCAACTGCTGGAACGGAAAGAGCAATTATTGATAGTAATGGCGTAACGATCCAAGCACAGGGAGATATAAGACTTGCAGATTCAGATAGTAGTCATTATGTAGCGTTGCAAGCTGCTTCTACTGTTAGCTCTAATCTTACTTTTACGCTTCCTTCTGCTGATGGGTCGAATGGCCAGATGCTTCAAACAAATGGCTCGGGGACGCTTTCATTTACAACTGTTCAGGGTGTTCCATCTGGTGCAGTCTTTTGTATAGCAGTTGCAACTGTTCCCTCTGATTATTTGGAATGTAATGGTGCAGCAGTTAGCAGGACAACTTATTCAGCTTTATTTGCTGTTGTTGGTACGGCCTATGGAGCAGGGAATGGAAGTTCAACTTTTAATCTGCCAGATTTAAGGGGTGAATTTGTAAGAGGTTTTGATAATGGTCGAGGTATTGATTCTGGAAGATCAATTGCAACTGCTCAAAGTGATCAAAACGAATCACATAGTCATACTGCAAGTGTTACTGATCCTGGGCATAATCATAGCTATACAAAAACTTCAACAACTCAAGGGGTTGATACAGATAGTCATGGACATGACACTTCTGTTGCACAGGGTTCAACTTCTCCTAATACAGGTAGCAAAACAACAGGAATCAGTGTCTCCAATAGTAGTTCCGGTGGAACTGAAGCTAGACCTCGTAACATAGCAATGATGTACGTCATCAAAACGTAAATGGCAAACCGCAAAATTTCAGAGTTTACAGCCTTAACGGCTCCAGCGTCAGGGGATACCTTTGCGATTCTTGATGTAGATGCTAGTGGTGCGGAAGTTAATAAAAAGATTACTTTTGCGAATGTTTTAGGTAAGGCTCCAGATGGTACTGCTGCTGCTCCAGCTTTTAGCTTTAACTCAGATACAAACTCTGGAATTAGTGGAGGTTCAGATACTTTTGTTATAAGCACAGGTGGTACTGCTGCTATCTCTGTTGATAGCTCCCAGAATGTGACGTTGAGTGCGAATTTGACTGTCAGTGGAACGACTACAACGATTGATACGACTACGCTGACTGTTAAAGATAAAAATATTGAGATTGCAAAAGGTAATGGTAATGATGCTGCTGTTGATGGTGCAGGTATAACAATTGATTCAACTGATGGTGATAAGACCTGGAACTGGGTTGATTCAACTGATGCTTGGACAAGTAGTGAACATATTAATTTAGCTTCAGGGAAAGAATATAAAATTAACAACACAACGGTTATAGGGGCAGCAGGGGCAGTTGTTCTTAGTGATGGACAGAGGAATACTGTAGCTGGTACTAATGCAGGAGATAGTTTTACTGGAACTGATGCTATTAATAATACATTAATTGGATATAACGCTGGAACAGCAATAACAACTGGTGATAATAATACTGCTATCGGTGAAGAAACATTCTCTGCAAATACAACAGGTTATGCCAATGTTGCCGTTGGTAATCATGCTCTAGATGCTAATACTACAGGTATTTATAATACTGGTGTTGGTTATAATACTGTATCATCTTGTACAACTGGTAATAGGCATACTGGATTAGGTTCAGGAGCTTTAGAACATACTACAACTGGTAATGATAACACTGGAGTAGGGCAATATGCTTTACAAGCTAATACAACAGCAAGTAACAACACTGCTGTTGGTAGCTATACGCTGAAGCTAAACACAACAGGTGCTAATAATACTGCTACTGGTTATGCTGCATTAGATGCAAACACTACTGGTGATTTTAATAATGCTTTTGGTTCTGGTGCTTTAGGAGCAAATACTACTGCTGATGGTAACTCTGCTTTTGGTCACGGTGCCTTGAATGCAAACACAACTGGAGCTACTAATACTGCTGTTGGATATGTTGCTCTAGCTGCAAATACAACTGCAGCTAATAACACTGCTGTTGGGTATCAAGCTTTAGATACAAACACAACAGGTGCTAATAATGTCGCAGTGGGTGTTAACGCTTTAGATGCAAACACTACTGCAGATAATAATACTGCGATTGGAGCGTTTGCATTAATTCTAAATACTACTGGTGCTGAGAATACTGCTGTTGGTAAGGGAGCTTTATCTGCTAATACCACTGCAGATAATAATACTGCTGTTGGGTATCATGCCTTAGATTTAAACACAACAGGATCTAATAATACTGCTTTTGGTACTTATTCATTAGACGCCAACACAACTGGAAATCAGAACGTAGCGGTAGGTAGAGATGCCTTAACGGCAAACACAACTGGCAATTATAATGTAGTTATTGGTTCTTATGCTTTAGATTCAAACACAACTGCAGATAGTAATACAGCTTTAGGCCATGTTGCATTAACATTAAACACCACAGGAGCACAGAACACTGCTGTTGGTAAAGGTGCTTTATCTGCAAATACCACTGCATCTAACAATACTGCTGTTGGTTATCATGCCTTGGATTTAAACACCACAGGAGCACAGAACACTGCTGTTGGTGCAGGTTGTTTAGTAGCAAACACAACTGCGTCTAATAATACTGGTCTTGGTTTTGAGGCATTAAATGCAAACACAACAGGAGCATCTAATACTGCTGTGGGTCGTGATGCATTAGAAGAAAATACAGAAGGAAATAATAATATTGGTGTTGGCTATCAAGCATTAAGAGTAAACACAACTGGTTTAGCTAACGTAGCTGTTGGTGCTATTGCTCTAGATGCAAATACAACTGGTGATTACAATACAAGCATAGGGTATGAATCATTATCAGCAAACACCACAGCAGATTCAAATACTGGATTAGGTTCATTTGCTTTAAGATACAATACAACAGGAGCTGATAATACTGCTACTGGATATAAAGCATTAGAAGCAAACACTACTGGTGCTAGTAATACTTCTGTTGGTAGAAGTGCATTAGGTGCTAATACCACTGCAAGTTATTCTTCGGCTGTTGGACATGCTGCTTTAGCTAATAACACAACAGGAGCTAATAACACTGCGTTGGGATATGCTGCCTTAACAGCAAACACAACTGGAGCTGATAACACTGGTATTGGTAAAGATGCATTAAAAACAAATTCAACTGGAAGTAATAATACGGCTATTGGTAAGAGTTCTTTACAAGACAATACAACAGGAAATAATAATACTGCTATAGGTTTAAAGGCATTAGACAATAATACAACAGGAAATTCTAACGTAGCTATTGGTAATTATGCTGGAGAGCAAACGACTACAGGTAGTTATAACGTTTCTATGGGTTATGATGCATTAGAAGCAAACGCAACAAATTCTAATAACACTGCTGTTGGTCATAGGGCATTACAGGATAATACTGCAGATGATAATACTGCTGTTGGTTATTCTGCATTAAAAGAAAATACAACAGGTACTAAGAATACTGCTATAGGTAGGACTCCGTTAAGTACAAACACAACTGGATCTTATAATGTTGCTGTTGGTTATGGTGCATTAGACGCAAACACAACAGGAGGTAATAATGTTGGTGTTGGTCCTAATTCATTAGGTGCAAATACAACAGCTAGCAATAATACTGCTATTGGTAATGATGTGCTGAAGTTAACTACTACTGGTGGTGATAATACTGCGGTTGGTATGTCAGCTATGGAAGATAACACCACAGGAATAGGAAATACTGCAGTTGGTCACGATGCTTTAGAAAAAAATACTACTGCAAATTATAATACTGGTATTGGTCTTGAAGCATTACATGCAAATACTACTGGTGCAAATAACGTTGCTGTTGGTGCTTTCAGTTTAGACGCTCATACTACTGGACAACAAAATACAGGTGTAGGTTATGGTGCATTAGGAGCAAGTACGACTGCTGATTACAATACTGCTTTTGGTTCTGGAACTTTATCAAGCGTAACGACTTCAGAAAATAATGTAGCGATGGGTAGAGCAGCGTTATATAACAATACTGCTGCTGATAATACTGCTATTGGATCATTAGCTTTATACCTAAATACAACTGGTGCAAGCAACACTGGTTGCGGTAGAGGTGCTTTGCAATCTAATACAACAGGTGCAAATAACACTGCTGTTGGATATCAAGCTCTAGATACAAACACAACTGGAGGTAGTAACACTGCTGTTGGTTATGCTGCATTGACTGCTTGTGTAACAGGACAAAGAAATACTGCAGTAGGTTATCAAGCTTTAGATGTATGCACAGGTAATGACAACACTGCAATAGGTCTTAGTGCTGGTGGTGCTTTAACATCTGGAGCTGAAAATACTTGTCTTGGTAGATCAGCAGGAGGGAATATCACTTCAGGTGATGAGAATATTTGTGTTGGATATGGTTCTGAAACGAGTTCTGCTACCGTTGATGGAGAATGTGTTTTAGGTTCTTCTGATATTGGTACTTTACGATGCAATACTCAAACTATTTCATCATTATCAGATCAAAGAGATAAAACAGAAATCATTGATTTACCAATAGGTCTTGATTTTATACATCAGTTGAAACCTAGAAAGTTTAAATGGGCATCAAGAGATGGAAATAGAAAAGATGGTACTTATGAAGCTGGATTTGTAGCACAAGAACTTCAAAATACTGAATCTTTAACTTCTGTTGATTATTTACACTTAGTATTAGCAGAAAATCCCAATAGGCTAGAAGCATCTTATGGGCAATTAGTTCCTGTTTTAGTTAAAGCAGTACAAGAATTATCAGCAAAAGTCACGGCCCTCCAAGCAGGGTAGAATAAAACTATTCATTCTTAATTCTCATGGCTGAAAGAACAGCAGATGAAGTTGCAGCAATTTTTACTGCTGCTGGTGATAGCGTCACCTTGATCAATTCCGTTGCAGGACAATCATCTATAACTGATGATGACAAGGCAACTCTTAAAAGAAATGTTGACCACCTTGAAATTATCAAGGCATATAAAAAAGAAGATGGAACGACTTCTATCTGGACATCCGAATCTTTTACAGCTATAGATGCAGCCGTTACACTTGGAAAGTCTAAATACTAATTATGACTGATCAACTTTCTAAATGGAAAACAACCTTAGCTGAAAAAGAACAGTATAAGGTACAGCTAGAAAATGCTTTAAATACAACTATCTCTGAAATCCTTCAATTAAAAGGTGGGATTCAGTATGCAGAGTCGGCTGTTCAGGAAGAAGAGCCTGAGCCTTCATGCGAAGTATCAAGTGAAGAGGCAACAGAGGAAGAAGCCCAATAACAACAATTAGGCTAGTGTGAGCAAGAGCTTTTAAAATTGCGTCTCTTATCATGCAAAAAATTCTCAACATTATCAGTGTAATCTCCTTTGTTCTTGTAGCAGCAATTACTGGTGGCGGGGTGTTTGGTTATTTATGGATAACTAATGAAGATAATCAGAAAATGCTTCAAGACAAAGCCATGGAGAAAGTAATGGGTGCAATAAAATTACCTGGATTATCTGGCCCTGTCCTTCCTACTGCTGCTCCTAAAGCTGCTGGTGATGCTGGTGGATTTAGTATTCCTAAGTTTTGACAGAGATACCAAAAATAGGAGTCAATTCTATTGGGATTGAATCAGTTAGAACATATCTTATAAACGCTCCAACAATTAATACTCCTAATGTCCCTGTGGTCGTTCCTATGGGATTTCCTGTTGTTAATATTCCTGGCTGTGTTGAAGCAAGACGATCTTATGAAAATGAAAATTTAGTTACTAATGATCCTGATGGGAATTTAGTTCTATGTGATGCACAATATCCGTCCTATGACGCAATGAATTTTACTCCCGAAGAACTTATTTACACAGAAGAATCAGAACCTCAACGATACGAACAACCAGAAACGCCTCCAGCACCAGAAGTACCAAAAGCAAAGCCACAAGATTGTCCTCCTGATGGTGCGCCTGAAGTTGGGACAAAAGTAGAAGAAGGTACTAAACAGATTATCAAGTATGAATTGGTAGGAAACCGTTGTGTAACTAGATATAAAAAATTAAATGTTCAACAACAGATAATTGATGCGATACCTACGGTTCCGCAAGTAATCAAAACGGGCTCAATCACACTGGTCGCTACAACGGCTGCATTGAGTACACCACTGCTTTTGAAGGCTGTAAAACCTATCATTAAGCAGGTGGTAAATAGGGTTAAAAAGATGTTAGGTAAGAAAGTGGAACGTCCAAACTTATCTGAAAGAAGAACTACTTCTTATCGAGAGAAGAGGGGTTTGCCTCCTTTGAAGAAGAAGAAATAGGAGGAATGTTATGTCTATGAGGAAGCACTTGTCCCATCTTCGGCTTAACAAGGACATCTTCACATAAGGAATAAAAAACTGAACCTTTAGCAAATTCAATTCCAGAAAGTTTTAGCTGACCACATTCTTTCAAACGAGCAACGTGCCAGGATAATTGTTTATCAGCAAGGACTTGTTCTTGGATCGCTATTTGAGCATCAGCAGCTCTCTTGCATCTTTTTTGTAAAGAGTTATCTAATGGCATGGAGAAAGTAATACTAAATCCCCAATTTAAACTTGCAGAATCTTTCTGACCTGTCCTTACATCTTGGTAATAAATAACATTTCCATCATCGTCATACACTGGCGAGGAGTACCAATATTCATGTGGAAGCTGTTGCTGGAAGCTGTCGGTTAGGAAGGGAGAAGCCGTGAGCATTGGCCCTTGACAAACTATTCCATTACCATATTGGTTTTGTATCATATTACCTTGCAAAGATTGTATAGCCATGTTGGTCACTGAACCACTGGAATTGGCTACGGGAGCTGCGGTCTGGGAGGTATTTGCTAATACTTTTAAAGGGTTAAGTGCAAATATTATTGAGAGAATGTAGAGGTAGTTTCTGTTACGCTTTCTACCTGAGTTGTGCGAGTTATGTTTGTTATATTTGATAAACCTGGCCCGTGGTAAACCTGATTCATTTGAAACGCTGCCCCTGCATTTTTGATAGTTACATTGGGCATTGTTGTTAGATCGGCTCCAGTCCATTGGTAGGTCGTTCCATTTACAGTTTGGTTAATAGTTGTTGGATCGGGCAACATTGTTGCTCCATCTATATCTAAATTTGTCCCAGTAATACTCAGAGAATGGCCCGTATTATAATCTGTTGATACAATATTTTCTGTAATATTTTGAGTAGTTCGTGTCACTGCGGTCATAGATCCGCTAGAGAAATTAGGTACCACAGGTACTGCTATGACTGGTTTTTGCCACCCATTTAATAACAACAATAGCGAAAGATAGCGTTTCATTAATGGATATAGGTAGAGATAATATATTTTTTATATTTTAAGGGTGGACATCCACGATGTATAAAATTCCATACGGCAGGAAACATAACTAATTTCCCTACAGTTGGCTCAATTAATGTTCCATCTGCGAACTCAGTATGACCACCGCCATCATTTATTAAATCGTTTAAATAATATAACATTGCAAATATTCTAGGTCTTTCTTCATTGGTATTATCACTATGCCAATTAAATAATCCTCCTGGGTTATAGCTTTTTACGTTATACCCTACATCTCTAAAATTATTTCCTTCAAACGGGTCAGGTCTTGGCTCTAATGTAGAGAAACCTTCCTCGCAATGATCTAGATAATTTCGTATATTTTGACCAACATTTTTAACAAGTATTTCATCTATATCTTTCCATTCTTTTAGATTAGTAATGTAAAGGTCTTTAGAATCTTTAAGCGTTTTATCAACAACTTTTTCTCCTCTTCTTAAAATGTACCCATCAGTTTTTCTGTCATCTTTCTCGAATCTGTTGATAATTTCTTCGCATACATCTGCTGGTAAAGCATGATGATTGGTGTAGATATAATCTTCAAATTTGATCATTTATTTATATCCATGTAGTGTTTCCACATTAAAAAGTTGAATGTAAAAACAATAATCACAGCCACAAAAGCAACAATTAGTGGAACATGCATTAGTCCACCACCGATTCAACTACGGTCTGAGCCGTACAGCTAGAGCCTGCGCCCATTGTGCCAGCACAAGTATGAACGCCAGAACTAAGAGAAGTAATCGTTCCTCCAGAGACACCTCCCGATCCTGTGACTGTTACACCAAGAGAAGGCAAAGCTGGAACAACACCTCCAGTCACCGTAGTTGCACTTTGAATAGCATCACCCACCACCAGACTTTCGGTCAGACTTACGGCTGAGCCTGCTGTGGTTATTGTGAAATCAGTGTCCACAATTGCTGGAACTCCTGAAGTCACGGAATCAGCCGTCAAGCCTCCGATGGCCCCAGAGGTAGTAGTTCCTCCAACCGTAGTGCTTGGTGTGATGTTGTTACCTGTAACGCTGTACGTTGTTCCGATTCTCGAAGCAGAACTATAAGCCGCATCTAAAGTGACTTTTGCCGAAGTGGTAATTGAGTGCCTCATGTCAGCTTGCACTGGACTTGCTAATAAAAGCAAGATTAAAAACTTTTTCATGTTCCTAATGTTCCGTCATTTTTTACGTCTTTCCCACTAATGGGATCAACTCGAATAACGTCTGGTTTTCTAGTAATTAATTCTATAGGTTGTTTGATGACGATAGTTTGATAACCGCTACCATTTCCTATATTTCCATTTGATTCATCTTCTTTCTTTTTCTTTTTCGCTCCAGTCGCCGCACCCACAGAGACACCCCATCCTGCAAGGATATTCCCCAATAATCCAGCCGCAAAAGTTGAGTCCACTCTTGGCTGGTCTGGGATGTCAAGGCCAAACATGCGATTGGGCAATTTTATGTATCCAAGAGACAAGACGATCAAGCACCAGGCAAGAATGGCCCCCTGTGCAGTTGTAGACACCAGAAACATGATTTTTTCTTGGTAATCAGGCTTGTCATCCTCCTCTACAGCAATAGCTTTTGTTTGGGGGCTTGATTTTTCAGCCATAAAAAACTAGAAACAATAGTCTAAGATTACACATAAAAGGTTAAAAATGCCTCAAGAACTACTAGCAGCACTTGTTGGGGCTGCTGTTTCTGGTCTGTTGATGGTTATTTCAAACTACACAAATAAACGACATAGAGACCTAATAGAGCTATTCCACCGCATGAATGCAGTAGAACAAAACCTAGCTAGATTAGAAGGAACTAAGAGAAACCCAAACGGATGGAGGAACAGATAGCAAGGGCTAAAGCCAGAATCAAAGAGTTAGAGACATTAGTAAAACACTGGGAAAAACAAAACCCCCTACCGTCCAAGCTAGGGGGTGATGTCTATATCTAATGTTGATGTTTGATACTTAAGCTTGCAGCCTCCTAATAAATTGCTATCTAACTTTAGCCAGTTCTTTTTCGGTGTTCAATAGGTAAGCTCTCTCAATTTGTCTTCTTTTTTCTAAGCAGTGTGAACAAAAACATACAATCGTTTTTTGCTCCATAATCCTGTTAGGTTGGGTATCGGCTTAAACAACAAAACCTCCCTTGCTGTGCAAATCTCGGGAGGTTCTGATGTAGCGGAGGGGATCAAGCCGCTATGCCAAATGTAGCGGTTTTATATAAGATTGTGAAGAGTGAGTCTAATTATGCGAAAACTAGCTAAACCTTTCCTACCTCTTCTTTATGCTTTTTTGCGTAGTGAAGCAGGTAAAAAACTGTTACTTGATCTATTGAAAGCAGCAGCAAAACAGACTACAAATACACTGGATGATCAAGCTGTAGATTTTCTACAAGCAAGGTTATATCCCAAATCTAATACGAATTTACAATGAGCGATTACGATCCAAATTGGTTAGAAGAAGATAGACAAAGGATGTTAAACATGGAGCGTTGGTACGTTCTTGATGGTCGTCACAGACCTGACAATCCTTTACATGGTGTCTACACTGGATTAGCAGCTAAAGGGAAAGAATTAGATGGAGAGTTTGGATGAACAATTTATTCTGTTAGATCAACTAATGGAACCTCCTTCAATGGAGCAAGAATTAGAACTAGAAAAAAAGATCCGATGGTTCTCAGAAGGAGCTACTAAAGAGCAACTTTTAAAACATTGCGAAGCAGTCGAAAGGCAAAGCTTTCAGCAAGCACAATTCATTGCTAATTGTTTAACTGAAATAGCAAAATGCAAAGCTAAAATTGCTTGCTTAGAGAATCCTGTAAGACAACCTACGTTTAAAAATTTCCTAAGAAAAGTACTTGATTTATGAAGGGACAAATGTTGCATCAGAGCCAGATTTACCCCATTTAACTTCGCTGCTTTTTATAACAACTTCTGGGTACTGAAGAGAATACCAACGGTGATCACAGATAGGACATCTTCTGCGCCTAATCGTGACTCCATCATTGTCTCGTTTAGTGCATACAACTCTAGTCCTAAGATTTGGACACTTAGGGCAAGGACAATAAGTTTGATTCATTATCTACGGAGCTGGAACGAGAATGTTTTGTATGTGTTAAAGAAGTCCGATCTTAATCGTATATCGGGAGCGATGGAGTTGAGGCGAGATGAAACGAATCGAGTGGTCATGCAGCGATGCGCGAAGAGGAGAGTCAAAGGGAATGGGGCTGCAACGAGGCGATTTCTCACTCATCACCACGAAGGGCTTAAGTGAGTTGAAACACTTTTAATCGTGAAGTGTGAACGATTGCGGGGAGTCGAGGGGAAGCGAATTGAGTTGAATAGAGTCGGATAGAGGAGGATAGGATAGCTAAGACAAAAAATTAGGATGCACTTTTAGTCGTGAAGTGCGAACGATTGCGTTGAGTTGAAAAGTGTGGAATCGAGCTGAAAAGAGTAGAAACGGATAGCTAAGAATCAGGTGGGATAAGCTTGGATGTCTTGATCAGAGACTTGGGTAAAGATTGACCTTTCCGTGTCGTCTGTAAAGACTGTTTTCTTGCCCCATCAGCAGCAGCAGCAATAAACGCATGATGAATTTGTTTAGTCTCTAACTTGCGTTTCTCTGATTCATTCAAATTGTCAACGTCAATGTCAGTTAGTAACCTTCTGGCATTTTTACGTTGCTTCCTAATACCTGCTGTTGCTTGTGATGCCAAGTAATCAGGTGCTTCTTTGTCTGTAAGAATCCGAAGAGTTTTTTCTTCTCCTGTTTTTTCTTGTTTAATAACTATAGGTTCATTGATTTCTGCCCTTAGTTTTTGAATCTCTTCTTTTACTCTCATGTAAGCAAATTCATCAAAAGCATAATCAGGGAAATGATATTTATGAAATTCAATGATTTGTTCTTGAGTAATGGAAGAACCTTTTTCAAGGTTCCTCCAATCAAGTGGATGAATAGTTGAATCAGACATCAAAACCTACCTCTACTAAATCACCAGCAGTAAATCTTCCATGTCTCGGTCTCCATGTACCAAGACCTTCAGCTTTACCAGCCATTTTGATAATTCTTTTAAGTTGTTGAATACTTAATATTTCATCATCAACAGTCAAATTATAAGTAACCTGCCAAATTGGAAACATTAAACGATTAACCCATACACCCCTAGAAGTAAATGCTGCTAATTGAAATTTTGGTGTTCTTGAATTGAACATTTCAATAGCTTCTTTTGGGCCGTCATATTCAATGGCTGCATCGTTAGAAACAACAACAGAACGAAGAACATCTTTTCCTAATTTCCATTTTGTTGCGGCATTTCTTAAGCAGCGTTGGAAATTAGCACCTGGAAGGATTGGGTTGGCAAATCCTTCAAAGTCAACAGTGTTTTCTGATTCGTCAACTGAGACTTCACCTTGCTTGTCCCAATAACCTGAGAAAACCCAATCAAGAGTTCTTAAAGCACGATGATCCTCGTCATTTTTCTTCTTCTTGGAATGGAAGAAAGATCTTTGTTTTGAGCCTTCTCCTAATGGATCGGAACTTGCAACATTTGAGCAAAGTAGAGGGCCATCGCTCTCTAGCGTTACTTGAAAGCCTTTTAAAGCCATAGATGATTACCTTAACGGTGACAGTGAAATGCTCTTAACGAGCTTGTTATTATCTTCTCATAGCATCATAGGATTGCAACAACATATTTACATATCATCATATTTATTATCTACGGAGCTGGCGTAAGTATGTGTTGTGCGTGTTCTGACCGTCTCTTATCAGGCCATTTCACTTCGTAGTAATAACAAATTCGATCTCTTTTATTATGTTTCTCTATAACCTTGGTAATCGTTCCTCTGTTTGATTCTGTTCTTAGGAAGACTCCTGTATTCCTTTTCTTATTTACTTGATCATTGATCTTGTATTTCGGTGAGGGCATTTTTTTGTAGGTAAAGTTCGACTAATTTTTTTTTACTGCAATGAGCATTTGACTCGGCTAATGATCTTAACTCTCTACTTGGAAGGTCTAAAAGAAACCTTTTAAATCCGTCATACGGTTTAGGACTTTTATAAACAAAACCTGATCCAAGCCAGTCAAGAAAATTCATGTCACAATTCTTTTTTCCAAAGGATACTAGCCCCAGGATTATTATCTTTAGCCTTTTGATGGGCTTCTTCTTTTGAGTATCCCCAATACTTCATATTGCGTCCTTGCATCTTTGGTTGACAGACCCAAAACACATGTAACTTTGCAGTAGGTGGAACACTATTAGAAGAAACAATAGAGTGATAGGTCATGCACTTAAGAAGGATCTAACCGTCTTGCTTTTAACAATGTATGGGCATCCTTCTCCAACCTGGATTTCGATTGCCTTTTCTGGCTCTTTGGCCTTGATAATGCGTAGCGCACTTTCTTTACTGCCAGCAAGGATGTTGCCCCTACAAATCCTGTGATTAGTAAGGGTAAGTTCGTAGGGGTAAACTCTGGTGACAGAGTGGATCTGATCGTCATTTGCTGATTGTAATAAGCTCATTTCAGAAGGGCATCTCTGATGAAGATTCTGCAATCTTTTGTGGGTTGATATTCCCAAAACAAGAACTGTAATTACCTTCTCTGCCTTTACCGTTTAAGTAAATAACAGGTACTTCTTTTTCCTGCTTAGTTTCAAAGATCCATACCTTGCCTTCTTTATGCTTCATGTGATCGCTTTCTAATGCCATCAAATGATTAATAAGATCAGGAATTGAATCAACAGGAATACAAAGTGAAATTGTCTTTGGATTCTTATCCTTATTTAAGAATTGCGTAATGAGAAAGAATAATCTCGTTAGTTAGAGATGAAAGAGTGACCTGTGAATCAGATCCATAACGAAGTTGAACTTCGCGCTGCATTGCTTCAAAAGCTGCATTGTCTATTAAGGCGTTAAGCCTGACTTTTTCGCTAGGCATTGTTCAACTCCCTCAGTAGTTCTTGCAGATGAATATCAGACATTTGTTTTAGTTTTGAGCCTGATCCTGTGACGTTATAAAGTTTTGCCTTTTCTGCAACCCATTGTTTCGCCTCGTCATCTTTTTTCTTTGAATTAAGTAAAACCATGATTTTCTCAATGGTTTCATCTTTTGAAGGTTTGGCAGGTTGCTTCAGTTGAGACTCAGGAACAATGTCGATCTTTTCATCAGAAATTTCTTCATCAGCCCAAAGTTCAAAACCTAACGAGAAAAAGAAGCAACTAGCAGCACATAAGGATCTCCGATGAGAATCCGTAATTTCTCTTGCTCCAATTTTTTCGTACTTAATGGCCTGATTATGATTATTCATAATTGAAAACGGAAACAAGCTGGTGCATGTTCCATCATCGTTTCTGAAATAACCCTGTAAGTAACCAGTCCCATCTGGAGCTTTCCAAACAGGATTGCCATCATCGGTTTCAAGGCAGTAAGTCCATTCAGGAGCTTTGTCATTTAATAGCTGAGCAATTTTTGCCCAACACATGTACTTAGCTCTGAAATTGCCACCGCCTTTTTCGTGAACATCTTTTTTCTGGATTGTTCCAGATAAATTAGGTCTAGGCATTGTTTTCTAAATCAAGTTTTTTTGTTTTTGAGATTGAATAGCTTCTTCTATTGTGGCAAAAGTGCCA